AGTAAGACCAGTCACGTACACCAGCGGCGTTAGTCTGATAGGTAGTAATCAGCATCTCGACGTAGCAGTTACCATCAGCACCGACTGTAAACGTCGACACGCCATCTGTCAGCAACACCCCGCGTTCGGTCTGCGTAAACTCCTCAGACACCTTAGGTGCCACCAGGCCAGTAAGCTGCAGATTGGTTCGTTGGCGTGCTGGGTCTGACTCACTAGTATCAATAGCCCCTCCGACCGTAGCCCAGATCCAAGGTGGAGTAGGACTCAGCCCACCACCCATCAAGCAGGTAAACTTGTTGTTACGCGCATTACCGAGAGCTGTAAGTGCCGACTGTGTCCCCAAGGCTCCGATAAAAAGCATTACGTCTTTTTGCTCGTAGGGATGCCAACGAGCTAGAGCCTCAGCCTCCAACTTGTCGTGATTGGTGTCATCGGCGTAGGCGGAGATGATCGTGGTGTACCAACCATCGCCCATGGCCGCGATTGCGTCTGCCACGTCCGGGTCGGTAGCGCCGGCGACAACACCACCAACGTCAGTGACCACACAAGAGACCCCTGCCGGTAGAGACTCGCCGGTGTTATGGTTCAGGGCTAGGCCTATATTGTTGCCCAGAGTGCCTTTGTGCAAACAGGTAATGGTAACTGTTGCAGCGCCCGCTCCGGAAACGGGCAGATTGGAATCCGCAACGTGCGCTGTAACTGCCGCGGCCAAATTGGTGCCTATAGTCGCAGCGGTGTCTCCGGACGAAACAGCTGTTGTAATGCGCTCGCCGCCAATATAGGCGTACACCACCCCGTCTTCTGTAGCCGTACCCGAAAATGCAAAGGTGCCAGTACCGGCCGTACCCCCAGCATCATCATCCAGGGCGATAGCCCAAAGTTCGACGTAGGGATTGGCCGCTTTGAATGCGTCAATCATGTGAGCCAGGATCGACCCGTGGCCAAAGTACTCCTCTCCTTTAGCGGCGCTCGGTACGCTAACGGGCGTCTCGGCGGCTACGGTACCGGTTGATAGGCGCTGACCAATGAGCAAGACCACATTAGGCATGGTTGGCGTGGTCTGCACCGCCCTACTGGAGTCATACTCTACGTAGGTGCCTGGGGTTAGCAAATCAATACTGATCTGGTTAAAGGAGATGCTCATTTGTCACCCTCCCTAACTCTCGACTTTTGTACAGGCTTTGAAGTGGCTTCCTTGGGACCCTCCCCAAGGGCGCACTCACCAAACTTTATGCGTCTGCGCCAATATGCATTGTCTGGTACCCAATCACCATCAGATCCCAGTAGCGGCTTACCAGTACGGTACGGGTCCCTGACACGGGCCCCAGCTACCGGCTTGACAAAGATTTTACGGATCATAATTGACTCCTCACGTAGCAATAAGAGCCAGGGTGGCTTTACCCAAAGTCACCCCGATCGTGTCATCCGCCTTTACCCATATTTCTATGTAGTCGTCCCCATCCAAGTTAAACACAGCATTCAGCGAAAACGCTTCCGGCCCGCCTGCAACAGTACATTGCTGCTCGACCTCGCTAGTCTCATCCACCACACCGTTTTTAGCTAGAGCCAATGTGACCAGAGCATCAGCATCGACCTCAATCGACACTGACGCTTGCGCAAACATGGGCTTTTCGGCAGTGCCTGTGTAGCGCAGTCGCCCAGCTACTGGGCTGTCGACATCAGCCGTGGGAGACGCCAAGGTGGTAGTCCCCGCGGCTTTTTGGTAGGTGTCAACAACAGCTATCGAAGTAGCCAGTGGAGTACTTACATACAATCGTCCGTATACAGCCATGAGTGTACCATTCAGCAGGACAGCAAACTCGTCCTCATAGACACCGTCCATCGGTGCTAAGTCAGTTTTTACGTAGACCTCATGCAGCAACGGGAGTGCGTCGTACGCCTCAGCGTCAAAGCTGGCATCCACGAGTTGGGTCCAAGACACAGCCCAGAGGGCAACACCAGCTCTACGGTCCAGGTTGCTGCTAAACAAGTTCCGAGCACTTATATCTTCGGGCGCTTTAGCATGTTCATACGCCCAGGCATTGTTGGACACTTGGATAGCTACAGCTTCGGTCAGAGCCATTACTTGGGAGTCACGCAGTGTTTGTGACGACCCGTGGCAAATTATAAAGATGGCAAGGTTAGCCTCTTGTGCTGCTGCACCACCATGCCGCCTGACACGCCCCCCAAGGCAAACCACGAAAGCGCTCGGAGACCTGAGAGCAACACGATTGATCTCATTCAGGTCGATGTCGCCACCGTGGGCCTTTACGGACTCGAATTGCGTAACGGACTCCGAAATAGACGCCACAATAGCATCTCGTAGGGCTACGAGGTGGCTCACAAAAATTCCCTCCGTAGCCAGTCGGTAATAGTTTCCTTTACCTCGTCGCGGTTTGAGCTAGACAATCCTAGGTACGGCCTGGCGGGGATCTTGGCCTCCTCTGCTTTGGACTTCTTAGCCGCTTTTACCTTGGACTTCTTAGGTTCTTCTGCGTCGTCCTTCTTTAGCTTCCTGCCTTTTTGGTGGGTCCATGAGTAGATCAGATTGCTGCCTACTATGATTTCGTCGCCCCGCACCTCATACTGTATAGAATCGAGTAGATGATTATCAAGCTGCAAAATACCACCGCTAGAACGCTTTTTCTTCCACTTTTCATACCGCGACGATAGTTCTTCCCAAGCTTTTCCATTCGGGGACTCCTTTTCCTCTTCGATCCTACGTCTGACTTGTGACTCTATCACTGCACCGATGTCATCTAATAAACTTTTGGTATCCATCTGGCTGAGCCGGTCGAGTCGGCGTTTTATGCGCTCCCCACCAATATCAGTAATACTTATTTCGATGCCAGCCATCAGAATAACCTCGACATCGTGCTCCGCGTGAAGAGCCTGTCCGGCGCACTGGTTGTGTCAATCTCACAAGACTCAACCTGGTCGTTGATCTGCTCTGTGTTACCTGTGGTGCCAGTCCCCAGAGTCACTTTTTTGGCCGCCAGTTTCCCAAGCCAGGTTACAGCGGCATCGTATCTCTTTTCTTTGTCCTCCGTCATCGACGGCCGATCGATACTCAAATGGTACATGGCCAAATCGCAACACAAACGTTTCAGGATTCCCGGTGTCTCAGCAAGCGGCAAGTCGTACAAAACACCAACGTACGAGTCGATCTCTTCGTCAGCAGCTGTGAGCGCCGCAGCTATCGTAGCAACGACGGTGGGGTCGGCTAGTGAGCCAGACCCCTCGCGATCCGCCGCTATGAGTAGTTGCTCATCACCAAAGCGAGCCTCCATATCTGGTTGCGTCGCGTAAGCCATGTCACTGCTTTTCCACTTCGCAAGCTTCCACCGTGATCAGACCACCCTCCTCCTTAATTCTGATCTCATCACGTTGACTATCCGAGAGAGATGCTTCGCGTAACACTATTGACCGCCCGCGGCTTATCTTTTTCTGGCAGCACCAAAAATCGCGTCCCAGCCTAGACTGCAACCGTAGCGCCGGCTCCATGGGCTTCGGAGGCGGTTCCGGCGGGCATACTGCACTGGGCTCCGCAGCGGGGGCTACGTTGGACGGCCCGCTTTCTTGGGGCGCCTTCATGCCCTCCGACACTTTTTTGTAGTGGAACTTCTTAGCCACAATCCACCTCTACAAAATTAGGTTAGGTAGTGACTCATCACAAGCTTGAAAGCCTTGTAATACGGGTTATCAGCCCCACTAGCCAGCTTTTGCTGCTCTACCAGAGTCCTGGCAGCCGCCCAATTACTGGGGCCAAAGACCAGCGTGTCGTAATAAATGTTGAGCGGGTGTCCCTCGTCACCCTTGAGATCAAACCCCGCTTGCATGTACGTATCGACGTTAGTGCTGTTGAGGGTGTTGAGAGACCCGTAAGCCATTTGCCACAACCCGTAACCAGCAACCGCACGGGCTCTTACCCCATACAGGTAGTCGCCGGTCATAAACACGTTCTGATCGTTTGCATTGTCTAACTTTACAAACTTGTAAGGCTTTCGGGTCTGCCAGATTAGCGGCTTTAGTGGCCGTTTAGTGTCCATCAGACACCAAAGATTCCCGCCACCGGTAGCGTCATAGTTGCTCACAGTCGACGCTACTTCGTTGACGACTACTGGGTGGCTCGCGTCGAAAAATGCTTGCCCATCATAACACAGGCCGGTAGCCCCGGCAGCGAGAGCCGCAAACACCAGGGAGTCCGGGTGCATGGCCGAAGCATACCCCATGTCATCAAACATCGGGGCGAAGACACCGTACGTATCGTCATCAAGCTGGTCTTCGTTGACGGCCACTGTGCTTTCAAACTTTTTGTTTATCAGCGTGTAATCGTGAGCTTTTAGATCTTTGATGTGGAGATCACCGATCCACTCGCGGAGCTGAGGCCACTGACCCAAAAATGCATAGAGGTTTTGGGCGGTAGCTGATGGTATTTGCGTAGCCACCGAAGGCCATACTGGCGTTGCGCGGCCAAACCCGCGCGAAAAGTTGCCCTTGTACGATGTAAACAAGGCGCTCAAATTTGCGGTGTTCCTGATCATTTGTCTACCCCTCAGTTTTCGATCTTGAGTGTTACTTCGGCGAAGGCGTCGGTATCGGTATTTGTACCGCCGACTGTACACTCAATCACATCATCGATTGCAACAGTGTTGGCTGCACTTGGGGTGGCCGAATCTACATCCCCAGCTGCAGAGCCTGACTGGGTGATGGTAATGACCCCACCCGTGACAGGAGTACCGTTTATGCTAAATGTCAAAGTGGCATCCCCAGTCGCCAAGGCGGCCTCTTGCAGCACTGACTGCAAATCGGTAATGTCGCCGGCTACTGGCGCTACCACTCTATAGACTTTAGCGTCAGCGCCAACCAGGTTAGATACCCTCATCACCAACGGTACGATGTTGGCTCCGAGAGCGGCCCTCGCAGCGGCGGCCGTGCTAGATCCAGTCCCTCCATCGGCCACAGCCAAATCGGTGATCCCCGAGATGGCGCCTCCGGTGATGGCGACTGCGCTGGCTGCTTGTGTAGCCATCGTGTCCAAACCCAAGTTGGTTCGGGCCGTCGCGACCGTGCCAACGTCAGACAAGTTGTTCGCTGCCAGCAATCCAGCAGTCCCGTACAAGCGCTCGTCGACGGTAACCCAAACGCCAACATCGTCTATGTCCACCATGATCCCAGCCGGTGATGTCCCGG